ACTAGAAGCACCTAAAGGAATTTTAAAATCTTCTTGAGTTCTCCCATTAGGAGTTATTTTTTGAGAATTAGCTACATCACTTGCTTCTAAAGATCCTGATTTAGTTGTTGTGTAATCCCAATTTTGGTTGTATGAATACCCCCCGTCTGTAGTTACTATAGGATCTCCATCTTGAAAAATTAATGAACCTACATTTCCTGTGTAATCTTCATATTTACTAGATGCGCCTTTTGTTAAGGGTGATATAAAACTACCTGTAGTTCTATCATTCCATCTAAGGGTTTGGTAAGTACCATTAGCAACACCATCTGTTGCTTCTAAAGATCCTGATTTAGTTGTTGAATAATTCCAATTTTGCTCATAGGAATAACCACCATCTGGGGTTATTATAGGATCCCCGTCTTTAAAAATTAATGAACCTGCATTACCTGTATAATCTTCATACTTACCAGATGCACCTCTTGTTAATGGAGAAATCCAACTATCAGTAGTTTTATTATTCCATCTGAGTGCATTTCTAGATTCAGAATTGTTTCTATCTAAAACATAGTACTTTTCAAGAATTCTGTTAGGGTTTTCTACATCCTTAAGAGTTTCTTTATCACTGTCTAAAGGTAAATATAAAGATGAAAAATTAGTTACACCTTTTAATTTATTAGATATATCTTTAGATTGAGGAGATAGACTATATTTATCTTTATTCCCGGTTCCATAAAAGAAACTAGGATTACTTATTGATAGAGGGTTTCTGTCTCCTGTTCTTTGATCAGCAAATTTAATATTTGTTTTTCCTATACCTAAAATTGAACCTGGGCCTCCATCATATTCTAGAATATTAGGAGAATTATCAGTACCTAATTGTTTATTATACCAAATATTAGCTAATCTATTTTTAAAACCCCCAGTAGTTTTAAATGAAATTTCTTCAATAAACTCAGGTTCTTGTAATGGGGGTTGAGCACCTAAAATAGGTGGTAAATATAATGGATTAGGAATTTGAATTGTAGTTTCTGTTTCTTGAGGGAATGAATTATTATCTTCTGAGTTATTAGCTCGAACAATATCTTCATATCTATTTAATCCTAATCCTGGAAAGATTCCTCCTGATACTACCCCAGTCATAGGAGAAGTAGGATCTAAACCCAATTGATTTAAATGCGTACCTGTAAATCCAACTAATGCTTGTCCTATAGTGCTTAGTGGTGTATAAATCCCGGCATTAACATTCCCTCCACCATACCCAGGGCCTTGAGATGCTTCGGTTTTAACTGCGGTGCGAGATAATAAATTTTCTGTAGCTGTAAATAATAGACCATTAGGGGATTTTAAGTCGAAAAACATTTGGGTTAGTCGACTCACATCATTAGCGGCTCTTATAGGAGCTAATAATCCACCTCTTAAAAGAAAATCAGGACCCCCTGTATTAAAAAGGTTAGATTGATCCCCTTCGGGAATGTCCTTTTGGATATATGGTTGATTACTAGAACCTCCTCCAGGCCTATCTTTCCCGAACTTTAAAGATTTAAGGTCCGTTTTGAGGTCTATTAAGGGCATATATTAAAATGTTCTTCCTTCAGGAGCGTTGTCTCTGTAATTTGTAGAAGGTACTTCACCATTTAAATCTAATTCGGAAGGAGCTGGTTTTCCAGGAATTACAGGAGTATCATTAATTGAATACGTATCATGTAATTTAGATCCTGCAAAATCAGGGATTGTAGCTGTTGCTCCATTTAAATTTGAGAGTGTTGAACCTGCTGTGTTTAGTTTGTCAAGTAAAGCCATAATATTAATTATTAATTGTTTTGATTATAAATATTAACCCATTCTAGAAGTTGTCATAGCAATAGCTTCTCCTACTTTTTTACCATCTATGATTATATCTCCTCCTTGCCTTACAACAGCAATAAGTTCTTTTAGTAAGGTGACAGTTTCATTATTCCCTCCACCTGTCATTTGAACTGGGATAGATTTACCGTCAGGGAGAGGAACAATAGCTTCGTTATATCGACCTTCTCCTACCATTCCTAATGTAGGGCTAGTTACTGTACCACCATTAGCAAATGCTTGGAAACCACCAGGAGCAATTCCACCGTTTGCAAATCCAAAGAATCCAGTAATACTACTTCCTACACTTTTTACACCACTCCAAGCACTACTTGCAAGGTCTTTAGTTCCTTCCCAAGCACTACTTGCAAGGTCTTTAGTTCCTTCCCACATATTACTAGCTGTTGAGGAAATCCATTCTCCAGCACTACTTGCAAGGTCTTTAGTTCCTTCCCATATACTACTAGCTGTTTCGCTAATCCATTCTCCAGCTTGTGAAGCTTTTTCACCTAACCAATCAATACCCTCACCAAGTTTTTCGGTGGCATAATCCCACCCCTCACTAACTTTATTACCTATCCAATCAAGTCCTGCATCTAAACCTTTTCTTAGGGATGAATTAGGATCACTAAATACTTTAAAGCCTTCTGCTACAGTTCCTACTACAGCTCCTACAGCACCCCCAATAGCAGTACCTACTACTGGAACTACAGATCCAATAGCTGCACCCGCTAAAGCACCTCTACCTGCAGCCATACCAATACCTAACAATTCATCTCCTGCACTTCCTTTTTCACCACCTAACATTTCCGTAAACATAGAACCTTTTTCAGCACCCCCAGTTAATACACCTAAAGTAGCTGCTTCACCTTTTCCTATTCCTTCTCTTACCCCTGCTGCTCTTTGTTCTTCGGCACTTAGATCAGCTTGTGAAGCACCTGTAAAACCTCCTATAGCTAAATCAGCAACAGCACCTAAAGGACCTAATACTTTTAATGTTTTTGTTAACATAGGGGCTGCCTTTGTTAGAGTTGTTGTAAGGCCTTTAGGTAAAATTTTTGAAAGAAATCCAGTTTTACTTGCAGCAGATGCTGTGTCTACTGCGGTGTCTGCCATTTTAATAACATTTCCAGCTTTATCAACTCTAAGAGTTTTCCCAATTTGCATGGCAATGCTTTGGGGTAACTTTGAATTTAAAGTAGATAACTTAGGGAATATTTTCGATAATGTCGAACTATTTTTTACTATTTGGTTAACAAAAGAACTTCGTTTACCAAACATGGCTGAGAGGTTTCTGAGTTGTCTACCCATGTATGTGTTTTTACCCCCAAAAACTTTACTAATATTTTTGGTCCACTTCATAGATCTAGTCCATCTACTTCCTAACTTCCCTACTACATTATCTAAAAGATCACCCCCACCACCAGAGTTGTTTACATCATATACGTAAAGTGGATTATTAGGTATTCCCCCCTGTTTAAATATACCCCCAGCAAATAACTCTATTAAGGATTTCCCAGCTTTAATTACTAAAGCACCACCAATAGCCATAGCTGCTATTTTAGCAAATAATTTACCCCCAGGAGATTTGAAAAAATCTGCAACTCCTTTAATTATCCCCTCAAGAGATTCGGCTAAACCTGCTACAGCTTGTTTAAAGTCTTCTTGAATTTTAGCAATTCTGTTAGATTGGGCCATTTCCTCTTCGATTGCCTTTTTCATCCCTTCAGCTCCTTCTTTTTTCATTTGAACAAGAGCTTGTTCTTTAGAAAGACCTTGAGACATTAACTGGTTTAGTCTTTTTTGGGTATGTTCACTTTGAAATCCTAATTTTTGTTGGATTTCCATACTATCTATACTTTCAGCTAATTGTTCTCTAGAAATTCCTAAAGCATCAGCAAATGATTGTTGAGCAAGAGTATTACCTTTTAATCCTTTGTAATTTTGCTTAATTAATTTTTGTAATTCTTTAGCTTGGTCATTTACATTTCCTGTTAAAGCAGCATGTCTATAAGCATCAAGATTTAAATCTTTTTGGAGGAACATTTCAGCCTCCATTTCTTTTCTTATTGAGCTTTGAAAGTCTAAAGTACCTTCTGCAGCATTTCTGATATCATCAAGGGACATTCTCATAAGAGCAGCATGGCTAGAAGCTTTTATTAATTCTTGGGCATTGCCTCTCATGTTATTTCTAATAATAGCACTAGAAGATCCTATAAGCGCCATAGCTTTTTGAGTATCTGCAGTAAACCCTGTTTGAGCTTGGAACTCTCCTGTAGAAGCACCAATAATTCCAGGCATATCATCTAAAGAAACGCCTAAATCATTTGCTATTGTATTTAAATTTGCTGCCTGTTGTCCACTTAACCCAAATCCTTTAGTTAAAACATGAACTTGTTCAACTACTTTTTCAAATCCTGCAGGTAAAAATCCTAAATTTTTTCTTAATTCATTACTTGCTGCTAGAGTATCGGCAAATAGCATATTAGTAGCAGTAGCTGCATCAGAAACTCGATCCATATAATGGTGGTCAAACATTCCTGAGGTTGCAAGTGCTGCTTCTTTAGCTTCAACTTTAGCAAAAGTAAGACTTTCATATAAGAATTTAACGGCCTTAACTAATAAACCAAGTATAACAAGAGGGTCGGATAAAGAAGATGCAATACTTTTAAATAATGATCCTAACCCTTTACCCATAATTTTAAATTGTCCTACAAGTCCAGCAGATTTTTCACCGTTATTAGTTAATTCAACAGCTAAAGCACTCATTTCATCTTTAGCTAGCTGAATGTCCTGAGCCATATCTCCAAATCCTGCTTTTTCAAAAAGATTTCCTAAACCTCCTAAAATTTTACCTGTAAGTCCTGTAGCTTTATTAATTCTTTTTTGACGTTTAATAGTTTCTTCTATAGCACTATTAAAATTATCTTGGTAACCAATTTTGTTTTCAAGACTTTTTTCACTATCTTTAGCAAACTGTAATAATTCTTTTGCTTTATCTAATTCTCGACCTTGTAATTCTCCACTATCTATTTGATTTTGGAGAGTTTGTTTTTGTTGTCTAAGACGTTTAAACTCTAAATCAACTTTAAATTGTAAAGACTTTAAAGATTTGGAATCAGTTTTAGTTAAATCAAATTGGGCATCTGCTAATTGTTCAGATAACCCTACTATTTTATTATAACTTTTATTAGCAGACTTTAAACCCCCTTGAAAATTCCCTAATTCTTTAGATATATCAGCAAATCTCTCACTTAAAGATTTTAAACCTGAAGTAGATTCTAATATTTCAGCATTAACATTTTTAAATTCTCTTTCAATAGCTGAAACAGCATCTTCTATAGATCCTAAATTATCTATAACTTGTTGTGCATTATTTCCTTTAAAGGGATTAACAACATTTAAACCTTCCAAAGTTGCTTTTTCAAACTGTTTTTGGAGATCTTCTAGTTTCTTTTGAATATCTTTTAAGGTAGCCACAGAATAATTTTATTATAAATATTGAGGAGCATCATTTCTTTGATGCTCCTCCTTTTGATGTTACAAAATCTGGTATGTTTACTTTAGGTCTAGGTTGGGATTCGGATTGGGATGTTCTAGGATCATTAGCTTTAGCTTTTTGTAGAATTTCCTTAGCTTTATTTAAATCATTAGTTGAATTACCCTTTGGGTTAGTAGATTGTTTGTTCTGGGATTCATAGTGTTCTTGGATTTGTTTAAAAGTGAATTTTCTAAGCCATATAGGCATGTCATATATAGTTTCCCAACTATATCCACCTTTACCATAAAATACTATTTCATGAATTTGTTTAAATAACCCAGCTCTATATTGAGCTGCTTCACTATCAGTCAGGGAAAAAAAAGTTTGAAGTAATAGGAATTGTTATTTCTTCAAGTTCTCCGTCGATTTCAATATCATATGTAAAATCAATGTCGGGTTGAAAATCAACTATATGGTCTCGCAATGCTTTAGCGTCTCTAGCCAGTAGATAATTGTCTACAAACTCGCGAACTACTTTTGGGTCATCATCCCCATCTACAGCAATAATTAGGTATTTCATACGTGTAGACATTTCAGGAGTTACTTCTTTCTTTAATTTAGCAATCCCTTTTAATTCACGATCAACTTTGTTCTCAATTCCTTGAGTCATTAATTGAAATGTAACTTGAGTTTTTGAATGAGGTAAAGTATAATCAAATTCGTTTTTGTGGTTAAAATCTTTTTTATTGATTTCTTTATTCTCTAAAGTAGAGAGGTCTACAGTATGGTCTTCACCTCTATACGTGAATTGGTAATCTTTACCATAACCTAACACTCTTGCAGCTATAAGTAAAGCATTTTTATCACCTACTACTAAATCATTATAATTAATTTTACTTACAATAAGTGATTGGAGTAATTTATCAATTACAATTCCTTTTCTAATGTAGTTGGCATTAGTAATAATATCTTCTTCTCTTGCAGTCATGTATTTCATTTCTACTTTACCAGAAGATAAGGGATTTTCTTTAGGATAAACTAATCCTTTAGAGGGTAATTCAACAACTTCCGTAGGGAATTTGAATTTTGGTTCGTTTGAAACTTCTTGTTCGGCCATAATCTTTTATTAAAAATAACTTTATTATCAGTGATACATATGTAAAATAAAAAAGAGCTCGACCGTAGCCAAGCTCTCTTTAAAAATATTTGACAGAATTTTATTAGAAGTTCAGTACACAGTAATCCATACCGATTGTTACATCGATGTTCATTGCTGTAGTATCTTCATCCCAGTTGAAATCACCAAATGAAGCGTCTTTGATAAATGCACCTTTAATAATCCATTCTGATACTACATCACCTACAGGACCTAATACATCAATTGTTAAGTCTTTCTTGTAGAAATCACTATAACCATCTCTACCGGTTACTGATTCGTGGTGTAAACGTACCCACTCCATTACTGCCTGAGCACCTGAAGGAGTGATTGGATCAAATAATTGCATTGTTAAATCATTCCATCTTAATTTACCTTTTACCTTACGGTAGGTGTTGATGTGGTTTAATACAATTTCCTCTTGTGAAAATCCCATTCCACTGATGCCTTTAATAATATAAGCTGGGATGCCATCTACATACATGATGAATCTGTTAGCTACCTTAGGTTCAAAGGCTGTGAAAAATATTTCGTTTGGATCTAATACTGCCATTTTATTTTGTGTTTATTTTTTATTCAATTATAAATATTAACTTTTCAAATTTTTACGCTGGGAAAGTAGCTCCTGTTGGTAAAATGTTGAAATCTAAGTAAATAAATTCAGCAGTTTTGGTTGGTTGGATATAAATCGCACCGATCAATTGGTTTCTATCGATCACATCTGCTGTGTTATTACTACTATCCATTACTACCTTAAAGGCATACAATCCTTGACGTTGTTGAACGCTTTCTAAGTATGGGTTAACTTGGCTCAAGAATTGGTTTCTTGTAGCTGCTGTATTTTGTTCAAATACCAAGTTATCAGATACTTGTGAAATATATCCTTTCAACTCGATCAATAATCTTCTAACATTTACACGATCAAGTGCTGAAGCTTGGTTTTGAAGTGTTTTCTGACCAAATACTACAACTCCTCTACCTGGGAAGGTAGCGATTGGGTTTACTTTACCAGTGTATAATGTATCTCTGTTAGCTTGAGTTAATTTACGTTCTGCTTGTCTTACACTTCCTAATCCACCTCTGTTGATACCTGCAGGAGCAAACCATGCTTCTGATGTTCTATCGTTATTAGCATAAACTCCAGGAATCATTGTTGAAGCTGGAACCCAAACTAATTGACGTGAATCTGGATCAGTAATTTGAACCCAAGGCCAATATGCAGCAGCGTATGAAGTATCTAAACTAGCGGCTGTAGTGGTTGCACCAATTACTGTAGCACCGTAGTTTTTAAGATCTGTTACTACAATTGCATCTCCTCTTTCTTCAGTATTTGCAATTAAAGAATTTAAAGAAGTTGCATGAGAAGCGTTATCATAAATTAAACCTGGGGCTGTAATGATGTTATATCTAAAATCATCTTTATTAGCTAACAAGTTAATTGCGTCTGTGTAGTTATCACCTACTAAACCTTGTGAATCTGTATTGCTAATATTGTCGTAGTAATTACCAGTTCCTGTTAAAATATTACCAGCTGCATCTCCAAATGTACCGCTTTGAGGGGTTGGAATTGAAGCTGTATAAGCTGTTTTAGCAACACCTGAATTATCAAAATAGTCAGGAGTTTTAACATTTACTTGTTTTACTCTTACAAATCTTGAAGCATTTGGATAATTTCCAACTGTTTGGAGATAAGGATCTGCAGTACCACCACCCATTAATGTTTGGGTTTGATCACCAATTACTCTAGCAACGTAATTAGAAGCTTTAGGATCTAAAGATACGTTAGTAAATGTTTCAAGTACTGATTTTGATTTTGTTCTATCATTACCTTGTCTGATTACTACTGAGAAAGTACCTTGATCAGTATTTGGACTTACAATTTCCCATCTAATGTTATCAGCAGAACCACTATCAAGAGCACCTGTAGCTCCTTCAGGACCTGTACTGTTCATAATAGTACCTTGACCAATAGTTTCAAGTACTAAAATATCACTTGTAGATTGAACATCACTAGCTGCTAAAGTAATTTCTAAATCTGTACCACCAGATTGGTTAGCACCTAATGATTGAGAAGTTAAAGTAATAACTTCACCTGAAGCATATCCTGAACCTGTAGAAGTTACAGTAATGGTATCAATTGATTCTGAGTTGGTTAATACAATTGTAAATACGGCTCCAGTACCACTACCATTTGAACTACCTGAAACTCCTGTAATAGTTCCTGAAGAACCAGTAGCGTTAAATGAATTAGTAGTGTAAGTTATAGCACCTGCTACTAAACCAGTATTACCATCGATTTTAGATGAAGTTGCAGCGCTAAATGAACCTGAAGCAACTCTAGTTACTAATAAAGAAGTACCTCCGTTTTGGAAGTAATTATAAGCTGAAATAGAAGTCAAGAAAGTAAATTCATCTGAACCACTATCAAATGTACTACCGAAATTAGCTAAATACTCAGTATAAGTAGTAACTAATTTTGGGATATTAACCTGACCTTTTACGGTAGGTCCGATAATCGCAGCACCGGCTTGTACAGGTTGTGAGGTTATTTGAGATTGATCATTCTCTCTTGCTAGTACCCCTGGGGAAATTAATGTTTCTGCCATTTTATGTTATTTTTTATGATAAATATGTTAAACTCTTTCAAAAGTCTATTCTTTTGGTAAAAACTCACCAGATTCTAAAGAAATGGTTCCATCACCATACTTTTCCTCTAACTCCTTGGCTAAAACTAATTCTTGTTGTTGTAATTGTTGTAGATTAATTTTTAATTGTTCTTTTCTAATTTCAAGATTCATAATTTGAACCTCATTACTTCCTATAACATCAGTAAGTCTTTCAAATTGTGTTCTCAATTCTTTTAACTTATTGATTTCTTCTTCCGTTAAAACTTTTTTTTCCATTCAGTTATAAATATTAAATTATTTTTCAAAAAATTATGGGATATAATATATTGTAAGCATAACTCTTGCAGTTGAAAGTGCTCCATTATCTGTTACAGTAATTCTTCCAGCTCCATCAAGGGAAACAGATAATCCTTTTACTGCAACATTACCATCATATTCGGTAGCTGTAATAAAACAAGTTGACCCTAAAGCTTTACCATTAAGAACTGAATTAAAATCTTCATTAATAAAAGTACCACCTACAAGTTGAACAGTTCCTAAAAGCATTTCCACTTTATCTATAGAAAAACCTCCTCCTCCATTTCCAATACTTGCTGAGGTTTGGGATGTAATAGTTGATTTATTAACTGTCATAGAAGAGGTTACTGATGATTTAATTAAAGCACTGTTGTTAACTTTAAAATTAGTACCATCCCAACTACCAGTCATCCAACCACCGGAACCACTCATATAGATTGAGCTAGCACCTAAGTATAAATCTCTAAATTTCTTTTCAGCGTTACCTAAATCATAAGTATCATTTGTAGCAGGGATAATGTGACCACTTGCTGTAGTTAAACCTAATAAATTACCTCCTGATTTTAAACTACCAGCTGTTGTAACGGTGCCATCTACATTCCCACCAGCAATATAAGAAGCTGTATCAGCTGCTACAACATTATTTACTACAATGTTAAAAGTTGAAGCATCACCTTTAGTAAATGTAATAGTATCATCTGAAACGGAAGCTGTAGTTAACAATGAACCCGTATCGGTTGAACCACCTCCACCGCCTCCATTTAAGGCATAAGAAGCAGTTATAGCATGAGATGCTGTAGTAGCTGTAGTAGCATTTCCACTTACAGTTGTAACTGTTAAAACCCCAGTATCAGGATTATAGGTAAATTCTCCATCAGAATCTCTAGATATATCATTACCGGCAACGCCAATAAAAGGCATATTGTAATTATTAGCATCTCCTATTTCAATAACAGCAATAGTACTAGCAAAAGAAGCACTTGTAGCTGTTGAACCTGTATTTACTGTAATGTCAAAAGTTGAAGCATCACCCTTAGTAAATGTAATAGTATTAGTAGAGACTGATGCTGTAGTCAATAATGAACCTGTATCTAATGTAGCATTTTCAGCATATGAAGCTGTTAACGCAAATGAAGAAGTACCGGTTACAGAAATATTATCATATACTGTTGTTCCTGTAAGTGCATCGTATAAAGCTGTGATGTGGGATGCTTCAATAGTACCACCATCAACAATGCTAGAAGAAGTTAAATCTGCCATTTAATTTTTGTTATAAATATCAAGAGTTTCTTACTCTTTCAATGGCTTTAGCTACTTGAGAAGGTAAAATAGTTTTAGTACATTCAAAATGTCTATCTGTTCCTTTATGTTCAGGACACCACTCCCAATCCCCGGCATCTAATCTTGTTTTATTATAACAACTATTACATGCACTGGGTGCCTCAGTAAATACTCGTTCACAGTCTTTAAATTCACTAAAAGGTGCACTAAATCCTGAGATTAAGATTGTTTTTTTATTTAAAGCCCAATTTAACCAACTTAAACCACTACCAATGCCTATAAAAAATTCAGCACCCATCATGTCTGTAGCTCTATCTTCTAGGGGATAATCTCCAGTTTTGTCAATTACACCTTTTAATGTTCCTCCTAATTTAGAATCATGCCAATCATCACCTAACTTTTCTTGAGTAATCATTACTACTTTATACCCTTGATCGTTTAAATAATCAATAATTGTTTGCCAACCACCAGGATACATCCAATACTTAGCATGGGACGAACCATGAGGAGCAATTACAACATATTTACCCTCAATTGGGTTGATTTG